GTTCATATCTTTGCATCATCAATCAATCACGAAAGCAAAGGTAAGCGATCGTGTTGAGTAAAGCAATAGTATGAACATATTAAAATGTATGTTGCTGAATAGTTCTTTGAAATGATGATGCAAATATTAAACTATATGGATTATGGATAGATTTTTTCAATTTCTTGATTTGCTGGCGTTGATTATAGGTCGCATTGTGATATGTGTTGCGATAGGATGCCCTATCGGTTGTTTGATAGGTCATTTCATTGTGTCAGTTTTGATAAAATGAATCCGCCTATCACGCCTATTATAGATGCTATGATAGTTACGATCCATCCCATTGCATTCATTTGCAAAGTAAATCGTTTTTGCGATTTTAGGAATTTATCTTGTTTGGCATATCCGCCTTGTAAAATAAATCCCTTTCCCTTATCTGTAATATGATACGCCCTTCCGTTCACGGAGGTACGAAGTACTACATATTCATCAGCTACAAGAATGTTGATAATATCTTGGCATGATCGATAGTTTACGGAAACTCCAAGATAAAAGCACCTTAGTATAGTATCTTTCTCTATTGGTGTGTATTCTTTCATTTCTTTGAAAGGTTCTCGATAGTTCTCTGCTGGCTCTCAATGATAGAAAGTAAACGCTCGGAGGTGATGGGGGCTGGTTCTTCGGTGTTATATTGACTTCTAAACATACTTCCTTTTTCTCTAAGAAGCCAATCAGGATTAATATCTTCTATACTGTTTAGTATTAGAAGCACGGGTTCTATACCAAAGCTTTCGCCTGCTCGCATTAACTTGCGAACATATACCTCTGATTTTCTTATTAATACGGATGCTTCTTTAACGCTGATATTCTTTGTTTTAAGTATCTCAGCAAATCTTTCATTTATTGTCATATAGTTAAAAATACTAAATGGTATAATATTTAATACTGATTAGTATTTGATGATACCAAATAGTATTATATTTGCATCATCAAACAATCAATCACGACAAAGATACAAGATTGATTTAATAAAGTAAATAGGATAAACATATTAAAATACACGATTATGGCACGATCTTATGAAACAGCATTAGCAGAACTCGAAAACAAAAGAGGCGAGTTAGAAGCGTTGAGCACGATTAGCGAAGAAGAAGTCTGCTATGTATATAATGTAGACAGCAAGTCAGAGATCGTGAAAATCCTCTCTGATGAAATAGAAACTCTCGAAAGAGAGGTTGAATATCTCACCCCACTGGATTGGTCTAACGATCCTGTTGCCGAAATATTTGGTGGCTACGAAGCAATGAACAACTATTTATACTAACACATAAACACACACGATTATGAATATATTAGTTACTGAGAATTACAATCGTAAAGATATTTTCGAGATTGTAGATGAATATCCTCATGGTTATATAGTTTGGCCAATCGGCAGACGAAATTTTCCGTTTACAGGCTACGTGCCTCTCGCAAAGCCAACCGACGAACCTTATCATATTGATATTAATACGCTAAAAGCAATCAAGGTTAATGATAATGTCGCTGATCACATTCTTAATGAAGCCTCATTTAGAGGGGTGGATAAAGCAAAGTTTCACCACATTGTATCAAGTTTTAACCGGTAGTCTTTGGACTACTTTAATATACACACGATTATGAAAACTTCAAATTTTAGACACAAAGTATTTTGCATGGCTTACGAACTTATGAAAGCAACAGGTAAAGCGTTCGCGGTATGTCTTTCACGCGCATGGGCATTGTACCGTTTGACAAAACAAATGCACAAAGGTATCGTATCATTCGCCTATGAAAAGTCTGATGGTTCACTTCGCAAAGCCAAAGGTACGCTTAAAGACATTCAGAATCTTATCAAAGGTACTGGTTCTGAAAACTACAAGACGGTTCGCTATTTCGATATTGAGGCGAACGGATTCAGATCGTTCAAAGTAGAAAACTTCATAACGATTTACTAAAGCAAAGGGCATGAGCCGAAAGTGTTCGGCTGGTGAAGAAAGGCGTTTCTGACCGGGTTCGATTCCCGGATGCCCACAGTAAGTTCTTTGTCTTATTTCAACCTTAGCACTCGCAGAAATGGAGTTTAAGCGAAAGGATTACAAAGTATAATGTATAAACGTGGTGAGCTTTGAGCCATGACCCACAGGGATACATTATAGATAAAAGAATTGTCAAAGGGGCAAGTTCCTTGCGGTGTTATGTGTCAGACATTGGTTAACCGTTGCCTCTTTTCAAAATACAACCTGGTTCTGAAAGCGTGACGCTGCCTATCGGATGGGCTGCCGGGTACAAATAAAATAAATGATATGGAAGTTTTAGGTGTATTTATATTCGCAGGTGGTGCTTTTGGAGCACTTTTTTTTCATCAATATGCCGATGGTTACAAACCTTATCTTATTATAAGAAACTTTTTAATAGCTGTCGCTATATCAGGTCTTATAGTTTTTGCTATAGGCCTTTATAGGTACTCCAAAATGCCTATTTATGAATATAAAGTAAGTGCGCATTATATTGATGGTAGCACAAAGACGCTATTATTTGATAGTAAATATGATCCTAAAATAAACGCGGCTCGTGGGACATATTGGATTGAATACGGCGCATATACAGAACTTGGCGTTGTGAGGTTTGAAATAATAAGCAAGAAGAAAAGATAATTAAAATATCATAGCACATGAATTACAACATTGAACTAAAACATCAAGAAAAAGACAATCAATTGACAATATCCATACATGTTGAAGATTTGCCAATCAATTGTCTGAAAAATTTGGAGTACATAAAAGAAGATGCCGAGAAAGCGGTTACTTCTTACTTGGACCTTTTACGCGGAGAGAAAGTTAGTCATGAAAAGTCTCCAGATAATCAGTGAAGCATTTCAAAAGGAACAAGAAATTTTTAAAGACATCGTTTTCTTGCGGAAACGTTTTAATTATACACCCTTTGCATTTATTTGGCAGATCTACCAACTCTCTATTTAAAGGCAGATTTGGATCAAATGAATAAACCAAGTGGGTAAATTTTATAGCTTGTTCATATAACGGTTGTCCATCAAGAAACATCTTGCTTATTGATGGTTCAAAGGTGTTATACTCGTCAAGTAAATCTTCGACTTTAGAACGAATGTCTTTAGCCATGCTCAGGTACTTTTCTGATTTCATACTTCTTAATTTTTAAAGTTTGCACCACAAAGTTAAGAAAACCCTCTGAAGAGGCGCGAAGCTACTGATCGAATCAGCCGGAGGGCACAAATCAAATCAAACAGTCATGAAGGTAATTTTTTATTCAAGAGTGCAGCTAATTTTATTCATCTGCGCAGTACTGATGTCGGCTACCTGTTTTGTTGGCATGTTCTTTAATCCGTTTCACGTATTAACATTCGTGATGTCGGTTATTCTAACGATCGCCATTTATAAAGAAAAAAGTTGGTAACTATTAATAATAATGTATATGGAAACAAAAGGTATTGAAGAAATGACAAGAGAGGAACTGATTGAATTGGTGTCGTCTCTTAATAAAGACCTCGAAAGTACAAAAAAGGACCTCGAACTTTATAAAGATTGGAAAAATCGAGAAGAAGCAGCCAAAGTGTTAGCTGAAAAGAAAATGTTGGCTATTAAGGCTTTTCTTGAAGTTGTTTAATTCGTTTTGTGTTTAGATTAGCAAAAGCAGCCGGGTGAAAACCCCGGCAAACGGGCGGGCGTATGGAATGCTCTGCACACAGCCGGAAGTGTGTATGCCGGATCGTTACCGGTTCCGTCCACATTCAATTAAATATAATCAGTTTATGGAGAAAAAAGTGGAAATTATGCCTCGTATGAGAGACTTAAAGAAAGGGAAGAAAGTAGAATTTCCTATCGATAAAGTCTGCACAGTGCGCAACAATGTTTCATTGCTTAATGCACAAGGGTACAAAAATGGACATAAGTGGAGATCGGAAACTAATGTTCCGAAAGGGATAGTTACAGTATTTAGAGATTCCTGATTCAAACTTTAAATACACACGATTATGAAAGTATTTACCGAGTTAACGCCCGAATGTGACATTACAGCACAAATGTACGCAGCCGGGTATGAAAAAAAGGAGATTGCCGTATTGAAGCATCGTGCAGTAAGTACGATAAATAACCAGCTTCAGACAGCATTTTTAATTTTGGGTGTTCGGAATGGGAGGGAGTTGGCATTAAAGTTAGCCGAGAGGATATCAGGTATCCGGTTGACGCTGGACTTTTCGCCGGCCATGAGATCATTTGTTGCTTGTGTACTTTTGATTATTCTTTGTGTTGATAGTCATTTAGACATGAAACGGCAACAAATCCGAACCCGTTCTAATGCCAATGTAGAACTTATCGCCCGTGTTCGTGTAAGAATTAGAGGGCGTAATATGCCTTTATTATATGGAACTTGACGTTTGGCAATTACAGAAAATAATAAAAGCGGCCGCGAAAGAAGCTGTCAGCGAATATGCGATCTCCAAGGATCCGGTCATTGATGAGATTACGGAAACGCAAGCTATACGACTTGGATTTGGTAGAAGGTGGTTGGCTCATCAGTGCGCTACGGGAGCATTGACTTGGAAAAGGGCTGGTGTACATAGGAATAGTCCTAAAGTTTATTCGCTGAAGAAACTTAAAGAATTGAAGGATGGTATAGATCCTTTATTGAAGTCTCTAATATAATTACTAACTAAAAATATAACAATCATGAGTTTAATCAGAAAATCAACGGAATTGAATATTCCAACAAACGTAAAGATGATGATTTACGGTCAAGCAGGTATGGGTAAGAGCACAGTAGCTTTGAGTGCACCAAAGCCTCTGTTGTTGGATTTTGACAATGGTGTTAAGCGTATGAATATGGCTCATTTGGAGAATATTGACACTGTACAGGTCACTTCTTGGAATGATGTTCAGCTGGTTTTGCAAGAAGATTTGTCTGTTTATCAGACTATTGTGGTTGATACCATTGGTAAGATGATGGATTTTATCATCACTTATAAATGTGGAACCAGGCAGCCATCTATTCGAGATTGGGGCGGTATCAATGCTGAATTTTCTTGGATGACAAGAACGCTATCAAGTCTGAAGAAACATATCATTTTTGTTGCCCATCGTGACACAAGAAAAGAGGGTGATGATACGGTGTTTATTCCTGCCTTACGTGAGAAGTCCTACAACTCCATCGTCACCGAACTTGATTTGTTAGGTTACTTGGAAATGAAGAGTGAGAGAGGAGTGCAGAGACGTACTATTACTTTCGATCCGACATCAAGGAATGACGGAAAGAATACTTGTAACTTGCCTTCAGTGATGGAAGTACCTACCATCCTTGACAAAAACGGCAATCCGACGACCAAGAATGATTTTATCTCTACTCGGATTATTGCTCCATATCTTACTATGTTGCAATCAAAAAAGGCTGAACAAGAAGCATATAACAAAGTGCTATCTGATATAACAGGTTGTTTAGAATTAGTTGCCGACGCAGCTTCAGCGAATGACTTTATCGCCCATATTGATGATTTCAACCATGTGGGAAGTTCAAAGATGAAAGCCTCAATGATGTTGGCAGCTAAGGCGAAAGAATTAGGACTGATTTTTAACAAAGAGACTAAAACTTATTCAGATGCAGCCTAAGTATAAGATATATGCAACATTATTGGATTCTTACTTCAATTACCTTAATAGCGATGTCATATATGAGCGTTATTATGGGTGGAGTGAGAATCCACCATGTACGGAAGAAGAGTTTCGGCAGAAGCAGTTTCAAGAACTGATAGACCGTATTAACCGTAAACCGTTTGACAGCGAAACTGCCGACAAGGGTACGGCTTTTAATGAGGTCATTGACTGTATGATTGAGAACCGGAAATCTGAAACGGTGCAGGTAGAAAAGATATATTCTGATATAGGGAATGGCGAGCAAAAGGTTATAGCCTTGAAAGCCGTTTATAACAATCGTTCATTTGTCTTTCCTATATCCCTTTGTCGTGAGTTCGCAAATTACTACAAAGGGGCGTTGACGCAGCAACGTGTAGAGGCAATCCTTCCGACTGCATACGGCAATGTATTGGTTTACGGTCTGATTGACGAACTGATGCCTACCAGTGTTCACGACATCAAAACAACCGGTAGTTATACCGTGGGAAAGTTCAAAGATCACCACCAGCATTTAGTATATCCATACGCTTTAATGAAGAACGGTTCTGATGTACGGACATTTGAGTATAACATTGTAGAGTTCAACAAAGGCGGCTATGTGGTAGATACCTATACAGAAACATACGTTTTCAATCCTGAACGTGATATTCCTATTCTTACTAATCATTGTGAGGAGTTTATCCGGTTCTTGGAAGAAAACAGAGCACTTATAACCGATACTAAAATCTTTGGAAATGGATGATATACGACTTGAAAAATGAATACCAAATACCCAAGTTTAAGGAGTATGTAAATAAACTGTTCAAGGAGCGGGCCGTTGTGGAAGTAAAAAAGAAGCTTCCTAACCGCACGCTTGCCCAAAACAGCTACTTGCATCTTCTTTTAGGGTATTTCGGTAGTGAATACGGTTGCAGCCTCGATGAAGCAAAAATTGATTTTTATAAGAGGACTTGCAACCGTGATTTGTTTGAACGTAAGACGGTCAACAAGAAAGGCAATGAAGTAACCTATTTACGCAGTTCTGCCGAACTGACAACAGGTGAAATGACCCTGAGTATTGACCGTTTCCGTAATTGGAGTGCATCAGTGGCAGGTATCTATCTGCCGGCTGCAAATGAACATCAAATGCTGATATACGCCCAGCAGGAAATACAAAGAAATCAAGAATTTATTTAGTTATGATAGAAACAAGAAAAACAGAAATCCGGTATGTGACATCTGACCCAAAGAAGATGCTCAACATGTATCTTGCAAAACGCGTCCTCAAAACATGGGAGGAATCTTTCATTGATGAAGATACCGGTGAAACAGTAACGATTGAACGGAATGAAATTCTTTTCGACCGTGGTACGCTGATAGACCAAGACATTTTGGCGAAAATTCGTTTCAGCATGGAAGCTGACGGTATCAGGGAAGTGGAAGTCAGCAATCAGAACCGTTTGGCGTTCGAGAATGAAAATAATGTGTTATATCCGCATATTGCCCAAGCGGAAATAGGAGGTAAGAAAAGCAAGTTCCTGCTTTACGCAACAGGGTTGGAGAATGCTTGCCTTATCTTGAAAGACTATATCGAACTAAACTATTTGTTCGGATTCACTCTGACTATGGTAAAAGAGTTCGATTCCTGTGTAATTCTCACCGATACTTTGAAAGAACGCAAGGTGGACGACGCTTCGATAGCCTACCTCAAAGAAGAGATTACTACAGAAGAATATCTTGATAAGATGGATGAAGAGAATCAGGAAGATGAAGAATCCAAGCCTGACGAAAGGAAGTTCTACCAAATTGAGACGAAAATTACCTTCATGAATGGAGAAAATGAAGATGAAAGAGTTCAAACTTTTGTCGTGAACACTTTTAACGTTGATAGGGCGATGATGCTTATTACTCACTACCTCAAAAATAAAGAGGAAGAATGTGAGAAACAAGCCAAAGAAAATGGACATGAGTTTAGAAAGAGGGAAATCCATACAGCTATAGAATCGGCAAAACCTATTCCGGTAGGACGATTCATCCCGAAAGAATTTTCAATAGCCTATATAGAATAATAGCATATTGTTTTTTCATGGTATTAGTTTTAGAGTAGAAACAGCCCTGTTCCGTCCGTGAGGATATGTCGGGGCAAATGGGAAGAAAGGTAAGTAGCCATGATATGTATATGTGTTTCTAGGGTTCGATTCCCCGGCTTCCCACCAAATCAACAAATAATAAAAATTAAAACATTATGGATAGCATGGATTATATGGAATACTGGTATCACTCAATGGATTTTGGTAATGATATACCTGTAGATAGTGATGATTTTGACAACTATAACTTTGATTGATTATGAATATAGTAAAAAGTAAGAGTTTTAAGAATGGAACAGTGTATTGTTTACGTCTTGAAGACGGTATGCTTGTAGAGACGACTGATACGTTTCTTCCGTACTACACGAAAGATGCGATAGGAAGGAAACAAAACTTCCTTGACAATGATAACTTGGGAAGTCGTTCCGAACGCTGGATGATTGGCGTTTCGACAATGAGCGGATGTCCTGTAAGATGCAAGTTTTGTGCTACAGGTAATATGAAACGCTATCGCAACCTTACGGCTGATGAGATTGTCGGTCAGGTGGAATTTGCCATTGAGCAGGCTGGATTCGACCCTTGCGATGCCAATGAGTTCAAGATAAACTATACCCGTATGGGAGAACCATTCTTGAACATTGAAGCCGTAAAGGAAGCTATCGGGCGTATTTCTGAAATATATCCGAACACTCACCATTATGTTTCAACGATTGGAATCAAGGGGAGCGATTTTTCTTTCGTTAAAGGCAATGTGACGCTTCAAATCAGTCTGCATAGCTTTGATGAAGAGAAACGAAACTGGCTTATTCCTTATCCAAAGAAGATGAGTATAGAAGAACTTGGTCGGATTCGAACCGAAAGTAACCTGAAAACTACTATCAATCTTACGTTGGTGAATGAATCAGATTTTGATACGGAAAAACTGGAGAAATATTTTGATAAAGAGTACTTCTTTGTTAAGCTATCCCCAATAAATCCAAACAACATATCGGAGAAAAACAATCTCGGTAACGGAATTATCGAGGGAGTGAATTTAGTATGAACATTTTAATTTTCAGAGTTATGGAAAAGATTAAAGAACAACTTGAACAAATGGGTTACGATTACGCAGTAGCAATCGCAACAAAGTCAGAAATTGAAAACGGGGCCGCTTGTGGCCAGTTATCTATCATCGTTGAGACAGAGTGATAATAAATTTGATTCAATAGATTCATTTAATTCGGCAAGCTCGGTCTGTGAAGATATGGCTTGCTTACATGGCGGTGTGTTGCATAATGTGGAAATGGCAGCCACACCCGTAAGGGTTGCACTTTAGATGCCGGTTTGAGTCCGGTCGCTGCAACAAATAAATTATTCTAAATATGCCGTACTACATAAAAAGAAAAAAGGCAAAGAAGAAAGACAAGCCTTTGCCACTGTTTGACAAAGCTGGTATAACAGTAAAGAAGAAGCCGGATTTGAAGGCAAAACTTGATAAAGAGTTTTCCCTTTTCATCCGGCTTCGTGATTGTATGCCTAATGGGGTTTTTCGATGTATCAGTTGCGGGCAAATAAAGCCCTTTGAACAAGCTGATTGTGGCCACTATTTCAGTCGTACACATTTGGCGACCCGTTTTGATGAAAACAATTGTCATGCCGAATGCCGACACTGTTTAACACCGGATTCTCTCGTCTTAATGAAAGATTTTATATGGAAACAGCTTGGTGAAATTAGTGTTGGTGAAGAAATATTTGCTTTTGACGAAGAAGTAATTTATAAAACTTCACGAAGATATAGGGTTGGAAGGGTTACACACATAGAACGTGATATTCAAGATGTGTATGAGGTAGAGTTAGAGAATGGAGATAAAATGAAGACAACTGCTAACCATAAATGGCTCGCAAGGGCAAGACAAGGAACTTCATACACATGGATTGAAACACAAGAAATGTGGGTTAATGGCGTAAATCTTCATGGGAAGCACAAGACCGGACCTCATACAGATAGGACTACGACCATTGTCTGTAAACCATTTCAAGTAATACAACAAGAAAAATCCTATGAAAGCGGATGGATTGCGGGAATGATTGATGCTGACGGACATATTTGTCAACAGAATATTTCTAATCCAGATGGGACGAAACGCTATGGTTTTCGTGTCGGTATAGCCCAATGTGAGAAGTACATGGATATTTGCTCTGAAATAAAACGCTTACTTGAAAAGTTCACAGGAAATAATAAAACTTGTCGGCAGATGATGGAAGATTCAAATAGGCGTGGCACGTTTAAAAAAACGTATCAATCTTGGCAATTTCTTATAACAGGTACAAACATAGAGAAGCTCCAATTTTTAATGCGTGTTCGTCCGCATAAAATTGAAAAGGTGGATATTGAAAAACTTGGCAAACTAAAATCTCAATATGATACCAAAGTGAAAAGTATCAAATATATAGGTAAAGAGGAGATTGTCGTGATGGAAACGGATACGCGTACTTTCATTGCTAACGGCTATGCCATGCACAACTGCAATAGATTCAAAGCCGACCATTTAGAAGGGTATCGGGTGAATCTGATTGATAAAATCGGACAACAGAAATTTGCTTTACTAAAAGTGAAAGCTGCTGGTACTACTAAAATGACTGATTTTGAGTACGAACAATTAATCAAGTATTACAAAGCACTTAATAAGAAGTTACGAAAGGAGAAAGGGCTATGAGTTATGTATTACGAGATTACCAACAGAAAGCCTCTGATGCTGCCGTTTCTTTCTTCAATAACAAGGCGAAGAAAACAAATGCTATCATGGTATTGCCTACAGGAAGCGGAAAGAGCCTTATCATAGCTGACATCGCTTCAAGACTTGACGGTCATACATTGGTATTCCAGCCGAGCAAGGAAATTGTCGAACAGAACTTCAAGAAACTTTGTTCTTACGGGATTCTCGATTGTAGCATTTATTCCGCCTCCTTCAATTCAAAAGAGATAAGCCGGATAACATTCGCAACCATCGGTAGCGTGAAAAGCCATCCGGAACTTTTTGCCCACTTCAAGAATATCATCGTGGACGAGTGTCACCTTGTGAATCCGATAGAGGGAATGTACAAGGATTTCTTCGATGCTGTGAAGTGCAAGGTTCTTGGATTAACGGCAACGCCATATCGTTTGAGTTCCAGCCGTGACTTCGGCTCTATGCTAAAATTCATAACCCGGACAAAGCCCCATGTGTTTTCAGAGGTCATTTATCATGTACAGGTATCGACCTTGCTTGATATGGGCTATCTCTCAAAGGTGAACTACTATCCGATGAATCCTACCGGATGGAACGAACTCAATTTGAAGATAAACACTACCGGAGCCGACTATACCGATAAGTCAGTCCAAAAGGAATATGAACGGATAGACTTTTATAGTTACATCGTTCATATCGTCCAAAGGCTGATGAATCCGAAAGCAGGAGGCAAGAGGAAGGGTATTTTGGTATTTACCCGGTTTTTGAAAGAAGCGGAACGATTGACGATGTCCATACCCGGATGTGTCATTGTTTCCGGTGATACTCCAAAGAAGGAACGTGAAAGAATACTCGAAATGTTCAAGGTCGGGGAAATACCTGTAGTAGCCAATGTTGGTGTACTTACTACCGGCTTTGATTACCCAGAACTTGACACAGTTGTTATGGCCAGACCTACCATGTCACTTGCGATGTATTACCAGATTGTAGGTCGTTGCATCCGTCCTCATAAAGATAAGGAAGCCGCATGGTTTGTGGATTTATGCGGTAACATCAACCGTTTCGGTGAAGTTTCCGATTTGCATTTGAAAGACACGGGTAACGGAAAGTGGGCTGTGTTTTCAAGAGGAAGACAATTGACAAACGTAAGATTCTAAAGATATGGTAAAGAAGAACGAACGACAGGCCATCCGTCCGGATACCTGCTCAAAATGTAAGAGAGGGAAGCCGGTCAAGGTATCAATGGGGAATCCCAAAGTGGTTCTATGTAGTTTTTTCAACAGGCGTTTCGTTGCCGACAGCAAACGAAACTGTGATTATGCGATTTGATTATGGAATATTACATACCTATTAGCAGGCGACTATTTGAGCACCAATTGTGGTGCGAAGAGCGCATATATTCGAGGTTTGAAGCATGGCTTGATTTGATTCAGAGCGCACGATTTGAAGACACGAAACAACTTATCGGCAATAGGTTTATAGAGGTTAAGAGGGGCCAGATTCTTGCTTCATTGCGGTTTTTAGCTGGTCGTTGGCAGTGGTCTACAAAGAAGGTAAATTCATTCTTGGATCTACTGATACAGGACAAAATGATAATAAAGGAAACACCAAAGGAAACAGGACAAACCGTTATAACTATCTGTAATTACGATAAATACAATTCGCAAATCATACAAGAGGAAACGGAAAAGAAACAGCAAGGAAACACTAAGGAAACACCTCGGAAACAGCAAGGAAACAAAGTTAATAAAGATAAGAAAGAAAATAATATAGGAGATTCTGACGAATCTCTTGTATGTAGGACTTCGCAGCCCCACGCCGAACATATCGATTACTCCGAACTTGTCAAATTCTTCAATGAGGAAACAAAAGGTGTATTTGGTACGGTCAGGACTCCGCTTTCTGATAGCCGTAAAGGGATGATTAACGCACGTATAAAATCTTACGGCAAAAAGACGTTTGCCGGCATGATTCGTAAGGCATACCAAAGCGATTTCCTGAAAGGGCAGAACAAAAAAGGCTGGACAGCATCTTTCGATTGGCTTATCAAACCAACGAATTTCGAGAAAGTAATATCAGGCAATTATGACAACAAAAATAGGGCAAATACTCAACAATGCAACCGTGATCCAAACGAGTTCCTTCGAAATATCGCAGAGGGAATCGCCCGAGCCGATTTCGAGGAATCCAAACGGTGAGTGCAGCGTAAGTCTCTATACCGGGGATTTAGCTGAGCCACGAGAAATAGCCGTATCTATCAGCAGATTGATGACCGCATTCCCGAAAATGGGAGATCCGTTCTTCAATTTGTTAGCGGAAAGGGTAAGGGCGAATAAGTTCACCACAAAACGGCTTAATGACGCTATCAACCATCTTATTGACAATTTCAACTACAAGGAGCTTAACATAGCGGATATCATCAAGTTTGACAAGAGAGCCAAGCTATACTCTTACAACGACGTATGCAAGATGGTGTCCAAGGGAGAGGCGACGTTCTCTGACTTTGCCGTTAAAGAGATCAATGGGACACATTACAGGGTAAAGAAAACTGATATAGAGTAACATGGAAATAACAGAGAGATTGAGAAACACTCCTACCGGTTTGATCGTGTTTGTAGGAGACATGAAAATTATCGTGGAAAAGTACAGGCCGTACTACAACGGGCAGAACAAGATCCCGTGCAGGGGATGCGTTTTCCGGGACGAGGGAGCGAGATTTTGCGAGTACAGCAAGGCTTGCATGGCCCATCTGAGGCCGGATCATGAGTCGGTGGTGTTCGCTAAAACAAGTAATGTTTAATCATTCATCATAGTTGAAAACTGCATTCAGGTATGATGAGAGTAATAAAAATAATTACAGCAATGGAAAAAGAAACTATAAAGAACAAAGTATTTGAGATCATAAAGAGTAGACTTTTTTACAAAGATACGCCACTTACGATGGAATCCAAGCTGGAGGATGATCTATGGATGGACAGTCTTGACGAGGTAGAGATATTGATGGAGCTGGAGAAAGAGTTTGGCATATTGATCCCTAATGATGATCCCGGACGATGCCTTACCGTAAAGGACGTTGTTGATTATATGATCCGGAGGATGGAAGAATGAGACAATACAACGATTGGGAAGAGATCGACAAGGACACGAACGGCCTTGTCACCTCGCTAACATACATGATACTTTTCGTGAACGACCAAGTGTATAACTACACCGTATCGCTCATGGAGGCCATGAGGAATAGCGAGCACTACAGGCATAACGCCAAACGGACGGCCAACGCTATCGAAAAAGAGATAGACGCTTATAACACCAACATCTTCCGGATAGCCAAGGCCAACAAGGAGGCGTTTGCCGAGATTACGCAAAGCATGGAGGAGGATGTGCAACCTCATATAGACCGGTACTACTATACGATCAGCCAGATATTGCTGGATCACGGGGTATCGGGCTCATCTAACCGGATCGCATCCCTGTCATCCACGATAAACATGCTGGCGCAGATGTCTAGGATCACGATAAGCGATTTCGGCGACAGGATGCGGAGAATCGTCCCGTTGGTGTACAATCCCCTGTCCTTTCTGGCATTGGACAAGGTAGAGTACCTGAGCGACCGGTTATCAAGCGAGGTCACGGGGAAGGACGTGAGAATAAACTTAAATGAACAGCCCGGGATAGTGAAGGCGTTCACGGCGATAACGAATGCGATACTTGATCCGAGGGTGTTCAATAAGGCTTTTGAGAAAGCCGGGTAATTATTAACGATAAATAGAATAAAATAAATGAAAACGTATATAGAATTTCTGAAAGAAAAAATGGCTATCAGCCAGCAGACAGGATTTAATATTGATCTTGAAGAGATTTCTCCGACATTATACCCTCATGTAAAAGATACCGTTCGTTGGGCGGTTGCCGGTGGATGCCGCGCCATATTTTCTAGCTTCGGTATGCAAAAGACAGTTACCCAGCTGGAAATTCTTCGGGTAATCTTGAGTCATAAAGGAGGCAAGGGATTGATCGTTTGCCCTAAGCGTGTGGTAGTCGAGTTCCTAACACAAGCGGAACAACACTTGCACATGAAAGTAACCTATGTCCGAACTATGGCAGATGTGATGATATGTCCTACCGACATCATGGTAACAAACTACGAACGTGTGCGTGATGGTGAGGATGGAGTGAGAATAGATCCGTCCTATTTTACTGCAACATCATTGGATGAAGCCAGCGTGTTGCGCGGATTCGGCACCAAGACCTATCAGGAGTTTCTACCGTTGTTCTCGGGTGTCCCTTACAGGTTTGTTGCTACGGCTACACCTTCGCCAAACAGATACAAGGAACTTATACATTATGCTGGTTATCTTGGTGTGATGGACACCGGACAGGCTCTTACTCGATTCTTTCAGCGAGACAGCACGAAGGCGAATAACTTGACACTTTATCCGCATAAGGAAAAAGAGTTTTGGTTGTGGGTATCTACATGGGCGTTGTTCCTAACCAAGCCTTCCGACCTCGGTTATCCGGATACTGGCTATGAGTTGCCTGAACTCCGCGTATATGAAGAGATTGTGAATGTGGACAATTCTACGGCTGGAGCTGATCGTGACGGACAGGTGAAAATGTTTCGTGAGGCTGCTCTCGGACTTGCTGACGCGGCAAAAGAACGCCGAGATAACATGCAGGAAAAGATTGCCCGTGTGGTAGAGATAATCAATCGTCCGGAAAACAAGGACGACCATTTCCTTTTATGGCATGACTTGGAAGCTGAACGGCTGGAACTATGCAAAGCGATTCCAGGTTGTAAGGCTGTCTATGGTTCACAAGACGATGAAGAAGCCGACAAGGTAATATCCGACTTCAAAGATGGCCGGCTGAAATACCTTGCAGCTAAACCGGAGATGCTTGGTGAAGGTCTGAACTTCCAGTATCATTGTCATAAAGCAATCATGTTCATTGACTACCGCTTCAACGATAAGTTCCAAGCGATAGCCCGTATATACCGCTTTATGCAGCAGCATCCCGTTGATCTCTATCTGGTCTATGCCGAAAGCGAGGGTGAAATATTTAAGAGCTTCATGCAGAAATGGGCACAACACCGGGAAATGGTCGCAAATATGACTGAAATTGTCCGGCATAACGGTTTGTTCGGTTTGCAGGCCGAGGAAAAGATGATGCGCTGGATGTTCGCCAGTCGGGAAGAAAAATCCGGCAAGTTGTGGAAAGCAATCAATAACGATAATGTATTGGAATGTCAGAAGATGGAAAGTAACTCTGTAGATCTGATCGTAACCAGTATCCCGTTCTCAAATCATTACGAATACACGCCTACATACAATGACTTTGGGCACAATGAAGATAACGATAAGTTCTTTGAACAGATGGATTATCTTACACCAGAGTTAATGCGCATTTTGAAACCGGGTCGGTTGGCCTGCATCCATGTGAAAGATCGTGTTTTGTTCGGCAACGCCACGGGGGACGGTATGCCAACTATTGACCCGTTCAGCGAAATGACTGTATTTCATTACATGAAGCATGGCTTCCGATATATGGGACGCATTACGGTCGATACTGACGTGGTGAGGGAAAACAATCAGACCTACCGTTTGGGCTATACCGAGATGTGCAAGGATGGTTCCAAGATGGGAATCGGATGCCCTGAATATGTATTGCTTTTTCGCAAGTTGCCTACCGATACCTCCCGCGCTTATGCCGACCAGCCTGTCACGAAGGACAAGAGCGAATACTCGCTGGCCCGTTGGCAGATCGATGCCCATGCAAGTTGGAAGTCTTCCGGCAATTCATTGTTGTCATACGAAGATATGAAAGGTGCTGGAATAGATAAGATTCGGCATTTGTTCCGTAACTACGAACGTGAACATATCTATAACTATGAGGAACATGTGTCTTTTGCGGAAGAGTTAGAAGCATACGGAAAACTTCCAAAAACATTTATGGCTGTCGACCCTGTAAGCAAGAAGGATTGGATATGGGATGATGTGGCCCGTATGAGAACGCTTAACACAAAGCAATCACAAAAGAAACGACAAAATCATATTTGTCCTCTTCAGTTAGATATCGTTGAAAGGCTGATTGAACGGTACTCGAACAAAGGAGAATTGGTATTTGACCCGTTCGGAGGTATCGGTACTGTCCCTTATTGTGCTATCAAGTTAGGTCGTAGAGGACTTTCAACAGAACTCAATTATGATTATTGGAAAGACGGGCTTTCTTATCTGCGGGAAGCGGAGATGGGAGTAGAAGCTCCTACATTGTTTGATTTAATGGCTATATAATTATGAAACAATACAACAGTTGGGATGAAATAGATAAGGACACCGGCGGTCTTGTTACGAGTCTGACATATATCGTCCTATTCGTCAACGACCAAGTGTATAATTTCGAGATGCAGCTTTCCGATCACATCAAGGGATGCGGACTTTATCGCCAAAAGGTCAAAATGCTGATCAATAACATGGACCGCCAAATGGCCGCATACAACAGGCAAATATGCCGGATCGCAGGTGTAAACGCGGAAGCCATGGCCCTCATTACACAGAGCATGGAGGACGATATCAAGCCTCATATAGATCGCTATGGATTTACCGTCAGCCAGGCATTGCATAATGCCATATAGCCATGAAGATTTTGACAAAAATGGTAATTGGTAGCCCGAAGCAGAACGTAGACAACCTACTCCAGGTATAAATATCAAGATTATCAGCGAGGATGATGAATGTGATGTTGATGTAGAAGAAATAACTAACAACTAAATATAAATGAGTCGAAATAGCTCATTTCACGAAAGATGTGAATCATTTTTGTGAAACCACGAAAATGATATCTGAATACAGTACTAATTTGGGCTGCTACAATTTCCGATTTTTTGTAAGTTCTTTTAGTTTTTAGGCTATAAAAACATAAAACTAAATAAATCATCATGAACATTAATTACTGCGGCTACATTCAAGTAGTGGCCGACTACAAGAAAAAATATATCAATCCGCTGCCTGGTATAACAAAAGAGCACGCTTTGCTTTACTCCGGTCTATTTATCAATGATCAAGTTTATAATCATCTTCTGGTATTAAAAGAAGAACTGAAAGCCGCTGGATTATTCAGGTTCTCCGCTAAACGAGAATTTCAAAAAGCAGAGCATGAAGTAGCTAAATATAATATGACAGTCATGGATATTATTAATGTCTCTCCCGGCATATTCGCTTCAGTGCTTCAGGATATGGAAGACTGCTTTATGCAAGATATTGACATTCTAAAATACTCTATTAGCCAGATCATGTTTGATCATGATATAGATGGAGTAGATAATCGGATAGCAAGCCTCGCTATCTTAATCAATATTTTTTGTCAGAGCAGTAGAGTATTGGTTAAGTTTTACAGGGAAGATGCCTATGAGATATTTGGAATATACTCGAATAAAATGGATTATCTTCTACTGCCTGTAACAGAAAGATACACTGCAGAACTGGCAGCTTCCATATCAGGTAACAGTGATATTTCAGATAACTTCCAAAGAGCAACAGAAGCTTTCAATGTATTCGTTACAAAGTTGGTTGATCCGGAAAGATTCGGGAAAATAGCAGAAAAATATAATCAAATAGCATAATCATGAGCGTAAATAAAGTAATCCTTCTCGGTCATACCGGCAAGGACCCTGATGTGAAAGATGTTGCCGGGACAAAGGTCGCCAATCTATCGCTTGCTACAACGGAGAAAGGCTATACCCTTCAAAACGGGATCCAGGTTCCAGACCGCACGGAATGGCATAGTCTTATCTTTTGGAAAGGTCTGGCCGAGGTCGTAGAAAAGTATGTCAGGAAGGGTTCTCAAATCTATATCGAGGGCAAGATCAAGACCCGGCAGTATGAGGATAGAACGGGATCAAAGCGGTATGTGACAGAAATATTTGTTGATAAGCTGGAGTTATTGGGAAGTAGACTTGCCCAGCAAGAAGCCAGTCTACAATCGAAACTCTATCAACCTGAACAATCAAGAGAAGATCTTCCATTCTAAAAAATACAAGAGGCAACGCCCCGAACCACCAGTAACGTTACCTCCCCACACGATTATTTAGTACAAAAATACTATTTACTTCTAAATAATTGTGCCATGTTTTCAGAAATTGCGGAAATAAAATCAATTAGAGAGCAGAAATCAAAGTTATCGGAAAGGGAAAAAGAGCTGACAGAACCTATATTGACGGACCTTGATATGATAGGAATGTTATATCGGTGGTTCCAAGAGATTATTTCTCAAAAGGAGATATTTAGGTCAGGGAATGTTACCCAACGAAAGAAATTCATTTTTATCATCTTGTTTTTGTATTCTCCGAGTACCCTTGCCGGAGGAAAGATGAAAAATGGCCTTCGAGATAAGCTGGCGGAGGTTTTAGGTGTAAATGCCCAGACAACCATATCCAATAACCGTAATAACTTGGTTTTCTCTTACCAGCTGTACAAGTATTTCCGGCAAGATGTGGATTGGATATATGGGGAGATGATGGAAAGGATAAAGCCGGAGAAGTAGGTCGGCTTCGTTAATTGTTAAAAGCAACAAATATGTTACTGTTTTCTTTGTGGTTACTTTTGTGGTTGTAACAAAAACGTTATATTTGTGGCGTCAATTAAAAAGTTCTTTGATTTTATGAAGTATTCAGAGTTTTACAAATTGATTGAATCAGCAGGCTGGACAATCAAAAAGGGGACGAACCATTACAAATATGTTCATCCCGACTTTGACTACTTTATCCCTGTCGGTAGGCATCCGGCAAAAGAGATTCCAAACGGTACTCTTGATAGTATGATGAAAAAGGCGGGGTTAAAGAAGTAAAAGGACTGCACCCACTTCAGTGGGTGCTTTAATTGACGAAATTAAAAATGGCACGATTATGAAGAAGATTAAGGCGATTATCGAAAAGGCGAATGATGGAGGTATTTCTATTTATTCGGAAGACGTGAACGGTGCGTATGGTTTCGGTCTTACGGAGCAGGAAGCCAAAAATGATTTCCTGTCTGTACTGGAAGAACAGGCTGAATATTACAAAGAGAAACATGGTGAGTTTCCTGTGTGGTATAAGTCTGGCTATTCTGTTTCGTATATTTATGATTTGAGTGGATTCTTCGAGGCATTCCCTTTCATTAATGCCAGCAAGTTCGCAAAGGAAATTGGATTGAACGAGTCTGTTATGCGAAAATACAAAGGAAAGATCGTTACAGCTTCCGAAAAGCAAAAGGCTATAATCCAAGAGGGGTATAATAATATCCTCAAAAGAATGGAAGCTGTCAGATTCTGATATTCCAGCCGGGAGGCTCCAATATAAAATCAAAGATTAATTGACAAGAGAGGGCGCATCGTTTGGGTGCGCCTTTATTGCTTTTAATAAGGTTATCAATGAGTAAGCCAGTTTAGTGCTCCAGCTCTATTTACCATTTGGGAAATTTCTTCTGTAAAATCTTATCAGAGTATTTATATACTTCATTTGCAATTCTATAATACTCAGGTTCTTCAATCCTTCGATTACATTCACTGTCTTTCTTAAGATTATCGAAGTCTTTATGCAATTCTATAATCTTTTTTGCATTTTTATCCGTCTTGTATCTTTCCTCAAATTGTACAAGATATTCGATAAGATTAGATATGTCTTTAAAAGCAGAACCACAACCATGTAATGAATAGTCTATATCTTCTTTTTTTAGAGCGTATTGTGCTTTTATTAGAAGTCTAAATAACTGCTTGTCTATATTGTTTGCAATATCAGACTTCATTTTAGCTTTTTCTTTTCTATAACTCCAGTGAGTATCTGCAATATTTTCTATAGTCCTTTTTAAATATGGGGAAACAAAGACTCCGAAAACAAAGCTAATTATTATATATATTATTTCTAATGTTTCCATATTACTCTTTATTTATAGTATTCTTTCCCTCGTATATTTTTATGTTCTGGCATACGTGGTTCTCCATCGAAATGTATTTTACCTCCGCAGTGAGGGCAGGTGATAGTATTGGCATCATCTTTCACTTCTTCCGGTGATGCAAAGAGTTGCCACATAGGAACGTCCAAAGCTTCTGCTACTTTTTCAAGCGTTGGGTAGGATGGGCTTTTTAATATGGCGTATAAGTTCTGCCTTGTAGTATTCATTTTTTCGGCAAAAGATGTCATATTATACCCTTTTTCTTTAATAAGTAATTCTATCCTATTCATGCTATTATGTTTTTTTGCAAAGATACGTTTATTATAATAGTGTCAAATATATCATTTACAAAATAAAGTTAAAAGAAAGAATATTATTTCTTATTTTGTTTGCAGTGTCAAATATATCATTTACATTTGCATCATCAAACAAGAAGTAATAACAATTAAAAGATATATGATTATGGCAACATCAGTAATTAAACAGAGAACAATAGAAAAGTTCATCATGTCAGAGTTTGCGCAGGGCAATCTGAATACACAAGAGCAAGTAGCCTGTATGCTTATCTTGGTTCAGAAGAAGTTGAATATGTCAGTAGAACAGGCTGGTGACTTCGTAAGAAAGGCAATAGGTATTAACGCTTAAATACATACGATTATGAAAGCAGATTTAGTTTTAGTTATCAGCCCAGAAACATCACTGATGAAACAATTGGGCAAAGTATTAGGCAAGTTATGTTCTATGTGTGATTTTTCTACCATAGAAAGAGGCGAAAAGTATGTCACGATACAACATGATGAAACCGGGCTTGTAGTGGCTTATACGAGTGAAGAACGGTTGAATGTGAAACATTAAATAAGATTGATTATGAACTCAATAAACGAAAACGGTTGCAGCGTATGCCAGTCCGGTAAAGAGAATTACACCGCCTACAACACCAGGTTGAGAGGTAAGAGAGTGAGAATGTACCAGTACGATTACCGTACTGAAAGTGGTGAACTGTTTTCTTGCTGTGCGCCTACTTTAGAGGCGTGCAGAGAAAAACGGGATAAATGGCTTAGTTTACGACAATAAATCGATTGTCATAAATAACGATTGAAGATGTTTCTGTGTTTTTGGTTATGGTTGTACCTTAGTGGCGCTATCGCGGGTTAGAGCAGTGGTCAGCTCGTCACTTTGACTTGGTGAAGGTCAGCGGTTCGAATCCGTTACCCGCAACTACTTAGTTATTCAATTAAAAATGGCACGATTATGAATATTTTAACACTCTCGATTAAACAGAAGTATTTCGATGAAATCTTAGCAGGCAAGAAAACTCACGAATACCGTGAAATCAGACCAACTAACGCTAAGAAGTATATCACTTACCTCTGTGGTGGCAAAGAATATCCGGCTGATGCAGAACTACCTGAAGAAGGAGAGGCTGAATTAAAGCCTATCAAGTATGATGCCATCAAGCTTCTGACAGGTGCATATACGGGCAAGCGTCCTTATATCATTGTAGAGGTAAAGAACGCAGAAGCAGTAATTCTCACAGATGAAAACGGTAATGATATTGTTTACGAATATCAAGGCGAAGAATATCTTGCCGCACAAATGGATTATACTTTGGGTAAGATATTAGAGAAACATATAGATTGATTTGTTTAACTTTTAAAATTAGAAAGCAGAGTCGCAAGAAGAATTAACAGAGTAGCCGGGCCTCGCAGAAATATGAATGGTGCAGGGGCAGGTGGTAGATTGGTTGCCAATCGTAGAGGTACAGCAAGTACTACGCAGTTAGGTTCACGTAGGCAGCGTTACGCTGATTTACGTGTTTCAATGGGATTAAACGGTGGCTAACCTATGAACAAGGTAGAACGAGCGAACCGGTATATAGACCTCATTCGGGTAAAATCGAATGAGGCTTTACTGTTTTTATCACTTGGTAAGGATTCGCTTGTTCTGCTTGATTTAGTCTATCCAAAGTTTGACCGGATTGTTTGCGTGTTCATGTACTTTGTCAAGAATTTGGAGCATATTAACCGTTGGATAAACTGGACTAAAGCCAAGTATCCGAAGATAGAGTTTGTTCAAGTACCACATTGGAACCTTACTTATATTCTCCGTGGCGGTATGTATTGTGTGCCAAATCCGAAAGTAAAGCTATTGAAGTTGGCAGATGTGGTAAAGGCTATGCAGCTTACTCATGGAGTTTATTATACATTCTTGGGCATGAAAAAAGCTGATGGTATGAATCGTAGGCTTATGTTGAAAGGGTATGAGGTAAACGGTTACGAGAATAACGGTATGGTTTATCCTTTGGCTGATTGGACACAAAAGGATATTCTTGCTTATATGAGGCAGCACAATTTACCTGAACCAGTTCGGTATTCATTGAAAGCCAGTTCGGGAGTAGGTTTCAATCTTGATTGTATGCTTTGGATGGAGAAGAATTACCCGCAAGATTTACAGAGAATTTACAGAGTTTTCCCGATGGCTGAAAGAGTGCTTTGGGAGTATCATAATCAACAAAATTAATAAGGAGAATTGCTGAGTCAGAAAAAGAAAGACAAGAGAACAGATATATGCTCAGGCAGAAAGATTGAGCGAAGCTAACTGGAGAAGAAAAAATACATGGAGTAGCAGTGCCGCAAGCAGGCGTGCAAAACAATCTCGTGATAATCTTATAGCAAGAGCCGAAAGGAATACTCTTCGGCAGAGAGGTTTCGGTCTAAGTAATGGCTAATATGGAATTATCAAAATACATAAAGAGTGAATCGGTGGAACTTAATCGTTCTGCCATTCACTTTGCGGATTATAATCCCCGAAAACTATCTGATGAATCACGTAAGACACTGAAACGTGGCATCAAGAAATTCGGATTGGTAGGTGGAATAGTTGTGAATAAGCGTACCGGGCTTACCGTAGTTAGCGGACATCAACGTTTGTCTGTCATGGATGAATTGCAGAAGTTCCCCGATAATGACTACCGTATTCGTGTCGATGTCATAGACGTGGACGAGCAGCAGGAAAAGGAGTTAAACATTCTAATGAACAACCCTAATGCACAAGGTACATGGGATTTTGACGCTCTTGCCCGTATTGTTCCTGATATTGACTGGAAAGATGCAGGTCTGACCGATGCAGACTTGAATATGATTGGTGTCGACTATCTTTTGCAGACCGAAGAGGAAAACTCTATTGCGGATGCTTTGTCTGATATGATGGTCCCAGTTTCCGAACAGAAAGAAGCCGATAAAGCCGCCAAGCAGTTGGAACGTGCCGAAAAGGTTGCCCACATGAAAGAGGTCAAGCATCAGGTGAAAGAAAACGCACAGAAGCAAGTCGAGAACATGGATGCCTATGTGATGTTGTCCTTTGATACCTATGAAGCTAAAGCCGCTTTCTGCGAAAGGTTCGGGTATGATCCGGATATGAAGTTCATAAAGGGAGAAGTATTTGATGAACAAGTAGAAAGAATAGATTAATTATTGGGAGGAAAGCTGAGTTAGAAAGAAAACATATAGCCAGTTATATCAGCAGTCCAGACGAATAATGTACAACGCTGGAAGGGCAATACGGGTTAGGTTCTGCAAGACAAAGAAACATAAGGGATAGAACGAAATCTATAATGGGAAGATATGCTGAGAAAATAGATAGCTATTTCTCAAAAAGAGGAGTTGATGTCTATGGAAACAAGCCAATTTCTCGCCGTGTATATATGGGTAACAATAACGGTTAAAATTATGATTGGCGATTTTATACTTTGGATAAGGAATGTTCTAAAGCAAAACCTGTTTTGTGTTCATCATTATGTTTGGAAAGGTAGTGTGATGTTCTCTGAGTTCAGGTATGAACAATGTGAGAAATGTGGAAAATTAAAGAAGTAATATGAGCAATAGTGAATCTCAAAATAGAAAAGGTAAAGGAGGAAGAAAGCCAAAGTTTGATTATACAAGCGAGGACTTTCTTTCTCTCGTGGAATCGTATGCCAAAAAGGGATTCACTGATAAGGAAATTGCCTATGCCATTGGGATTTTACCACAAACTTTCTGCGAAAAGAAAAGTGAGTACACCGAAATATCCGAAGTCTTAGCGCGTGGGCGCGCGACAATCAATGCCACTGTAAGGGCTAAATTCCTTGCAATGGCTCTCGGTGGCATAAAAACCAAAAGCACCGTGGTAAGAAAGCTCCGTGATTCAGAAGGGAATTTGACGGGCGAAGATGAATTACAAGTTAGCGAAAGCGAGTTGGCACCAAACTTGCAAGCAATGTCTGTTTGGTTGTATCACCATGATGAGGATTGGAGAAAGGTTGAACGCAAGCAGGATGAAGACGCTGATATTCCAACAGACATAGAGCATGGCATCAACATTGATTCATGGATTAAAGACAAGTTGAAATGATAGTACCTCAAGAAATTTACCATCCATTATATGAGGATAAGGAAAAATTTATAATTCTTATCACCGGTGGGCGTGGTAGCGGTAAGTCTTTCAATGCTTCTACATTCATAGAACGTCTTACTTTTGAAATGACTCCTGTAGAGAAGATAGTTCATCAGATTCTTTACACCCGTTACACGATGGTTTCTGCCGGTATGTCTATCATCCCCGAAATGATGGAGAAGATAGAACTTGACGGAACAACAAAGTATTTCAAAACTACCAAGACGGACATAGTCAACAATATGACTAAAAGCCGTATCATGTTCCGGGGTATCAAGACCTCTTCAGGGAACCAAACGGCAAAGCTGAAATCCATTCAGGGTATTACAACTTTCGTATGTGATGAAGCTGAGGAGTGGACAAGCGAAGAAGAGTTTGACAAGATAATGCTATCCATTCGTAAGAAAGGCATTCAGAACCGGATTATCATTATAATGAATCCTTGTGATTCCAACCACTTCATCTATAAAAAGTATATCGAGAAAACTCACAAATTGGCAGAGATTGATGGCGTACAAGTTCAAATATCCACTCATCCGAACGTACTTCATATCCATACCACGTATTTTGACAACTTGGAGAACCTATCACCGGAGTTCTTAAAGGAGGTTGAGGACATGAAGGCGAATAACCCAGAAAAGTATGCTCATGTAGTTATTGGGCGGTGGGCTGATGTCGCGGCAGGTGCTGTGTTCAAGAAGTGGGGAATTGTGGATGAGTTTCCAGCTTGGGCAAAGAAAGTGGCTATCGGGCAAGACTTCGGTTATACACATGATCCGTCCGCTTCCATACGGTGCGGAATTGTGGATAATGCCCTATATCTGGATGAAGTGGATTACCGTACAGGACTGCTATCTTCTGACATTATCAAGACTCTTCGTCCGTGGGGCTTGAAGGTAATTGCCGATAGTGCAGACCCTCGTTTGATTCAAGAGGTACATAACGGAGGCATTAGAATATATGCTGTCGAAAAGGGTGCCGGATCTGTAAACGCTGGCCTTGACAAGATGAAGAGCATGGAGATATACATTACCAAACGCTCGTATAACTTACAAAGTGAGTTTAGAAAATATGTTTGGGCGAAGGACAAGGATGGGAATTACATCAACGATCCAGAAGACCATGACAATCACGGTATAGACGCGGTACGTTATTATGTCTTGGGTGAGCTTCTTGGCAAGATTCAGAAACCGAAAGATTTAACAGGAATATTCACACACTAAAAATATAAGCTATGCCATTGTTGAGTTTAGAAGAAATATTAGCATTGTCCGACATCGGGCAGAAGATAAACTACCTGAAGAAAGGTAGGAAGACCGAACTCCCAGACCGTTGTAAACTTTGGGACGACTGGAATCCCGAACGCCATGAAATCATGGTTGATAAAGAGAAATACCCGGATAGAAAGGTTCTTGAAAAGGATGCAGAAAAGGTCTTTGATGAAAAGACTGGTAAGACCTATGAAATCGAAGCACAATATAAGACTGAACCGGTAAACCGTATTTCTATCCCTTTGGAGCAAGATATTGTCAACATTCAAACAGCTTTTACGGTCGGCACAGAACCGTCTATGGATTGCACTCCGACTGATGATGATGAAAAGAAGCTGCTGGATGCGGTAAAGGCTGTATTCAAGTCCAACAAAATCAAATATCAGAACAAGAAGATTGTCCGTGCCTGGTTATCCGAACAGGAAGTTGCCGAGTATTGGTATGTCACTGATGATGATTCGTTCTGGGCGAAGTTCTGGAAGAAAGTAAAGACTACTTTCGGGGGCAAGGTTAAGCCTACCAAGAAGTTGAAAAGTGTATTGTGGTCACCATTCAGAGGTGATAAACTTTATCCGTTCTTCAATGATGAAGGTGATTTGGTTGCTTTCTCTCGTGAGTACAAGAAAAAACTCATGGATGACTCGGAAATTACCTGCTTTATGACTATCACAGACAGAATGGTCTATCAATGGGATCTGTCTAAGGGTTACGAGGAAAGAACTTCTTTCGTCCATGGATTCTCGAAACTGCCGGTTATCTACGCTTATCGTCCCGAACCTTATTGCAAAAAGATAAAGACTTTTCGGGTCCGGTTGGAGAAATTATTATCCAATTATGCTGATTGTATAGACTACCATTTCTTTCCGCTGTTGAAGCTAATTGGTGATGTAGAGGGTTTCATGGGTAAGGTTAAGGATAGAATGGTTAAACTTACAGGTGAGGGTGCGGATGCTCAGTATCTGACATGGAATCAGGCAAATGACACCGTAAAATTTGAGGTAGAAACCCTCTTTGAGAAAGCATATTCTATGACGAATACACCGCAAATCAGTTTTGAAAAGTTGAGCGGTGCTGGAAATGCCTTGTCGGGAGTGGCTTTCGATTACGTATTCCTTTCGACACATTTGCAAGTTCAAAATCATGCCGAGGTGATAGGTGAGTTCTTGCAAAGACGTGTAAACTTCATTGTCTCTGCTTTAGGCTCTATAAATCCATCTGAATTTAACAAAGCATCTGAAACGATAGATATTGGTACAGAAGTTGTTCCGTATCGCCTTGACAATTTAGAAGATAAAGTCAATGTAGCTGTAAAAGCTGTGTCGGGTGGTGTATGGTCACAACGACATGGGGTAATGTTCGCTGGAAATATTGACCGCATCGAAGAAGAAATTGCAGAGATAAAAGAAGAACAAGCAGCAAAGAATGAGCAAATCGGAAATAAAGAACAGAAAAATGCTTCTTAGTCAGAAAAATTACGAGGTTTATAATTTTAGTATAAGAAAAATAGAATGGTTAGCGGTAATTCTTCGGAGTTACCGCTATTTTTATATTCATAGTAAAATAACGAATAAATGCTTTGATAATATTCGTATTATTACTATATTTGCACGGTAATTAAGTCCAAAGCGTTATGAGTTACAAATCAGTTAAAGACGTTGTAACTATGTTGCAAGAAAACGGTTTTGTTCTAAAGAGTCAGAAAGGTAGTCACATGAAGTTTGAGAAAGACGGCAAAGTGGTTATTGTACCGAATCATAACAGCAAAGGCGTTGAGAAAGGCACTTATTACAGCATTTTGAGACAAGCGGGGCTAAAGTAGCCCCCTTGTTCTCTTAATTAAAAAAGGAGGTAATATGAAAACAGTAGAAGTTATTGTAGAACACGCAGGAAAGAACTTAAGTGCTTATATTGAAGATGCTCCTGTCATTACAGTCGGTAACGACATGAAGGAGTTGGAAGATAACATGAAGGAGGCTATCGAATTGTATTTGGAAGATAACTCTAATCCTTGTGAGGTGCTTTCTGGAGAATTTGAGTTAAAGTTTAAGATTGATGCTGCTACTTTTATCAACTATTACAGTAATATCTTTACTAAGGCTGCATTGAGCCGTATTACAGGAATCAATGAACGCCAGTTGTGGCATTATGCTGCCGGAGTTCACAAACCTCGCAGGCAGCAGTTAGAGAAAATTCAGAGGGGTATTCAATCATTGACAAAGGAGTTATCGGCTATAAATTTGTTATAGTATGGTGGATGTTAGAGAATTGAAAATTGGTAATTATGTCTATTTACAAAATAGCAAAACTCCATATAAGATAACAGAAATAGGATATAGTGAGATTGAATATCCAAAATATGAAGCGAGTGGAATATCATCAGAAGCGGTATTTCGTATCTATGTAGAGAACCTTAATCCCATTCCTCTTACAGAAGAACTGTTGTTGAAGTGTGGATTTGAAAAGCATAAATGGGGAGTTGTCACTTATTATAGTCCCTTGTTTGAGTTGGACGCAGATTTCCATTTGAAGGGAGTCGATTACAATATACAAGTGAAATCCCTCCATCAACTTCAAAACCTGTATTTTGATTTGACAGGTCAAAAATTAGAAGTAAAACTTTAGGCATACTATCTTACTATATTTTAGGCGTGATTCATTCGGTTTCACGCCTTTTTTTGTCATATTTATGACAATAGTCTGATTGTCGTATATAACTATCCTGATTATTTCTCATTCTCTTTATTAAGATCGAATTTTACCGTAGAAATTTATAAATCAAATTCATACGGTATGACAATCTTAGAACAAATCTTAGCAGGGCTACAACAGAAATTCGCAGGGGTGGACACTGCTATTCTTACCCGCATTGCCACTAAGAAGGCAGAGGGTGTAACGGACGAGACAAAGGTAAACTCCATTATTGAGGGTATCAATTTTTCGGACGTGCTTAATTCCTATGGTGATTTCCGTGCCGGGGATGCTTCCAAGACCGCAGTTTCCAACTACGAGAAGAAACATAACCTTAAAGACGGTAAGCCAATCGAGACTACCACAACCACTAAAACGGAAGAGAATAAAGACGATGTGCCTGCATGGGCGCAAGCTTTAATTGATTCCAACAAGAGCCTTTCTGATAAGCTAACACAGTTTGAAACGGAGAAGGCTCAAGCAACACGTAGCCAGCAGATTTTGGCAAAGGCAAAGGAGTATGGTATTCCCGAAAACTACGCCAAACGATGCGCCATCAAGGACGATGAGGACTTGGACGCATACTTCAAGGATTTGAAGCAGGAGTTCGCAAATGACGGCTTCAAAGGCGTAACCCCTCCCGAATCAGCGGAAGCGAAGATTGAGAAAGAATCTGAATCTATCGCTAAGATGATTGATGAGGGGACGAAAACTATTGTTGAACAAAACAAGAATTAATTATGTCAGCAGGATTTAAGTATGACTTGGTTCCGCCCGTTGAGCAAGAGGAACGCTACGATGTCCAGACCGGCATTCGTAGACGTGGTCCGTTCAAACTTGATACGCAGAACCTGGTAGTGGGAAGTTTTCTTCCCGGATTTACACCGATTTGTGCGGACTTGAAAAACAAGTTCGCTTATGCGGTAATCAATGTGAGAGTTGTGGAAGCCTATACCACTGGTGGAGAGGCTTTGTCTATCAAAGTAGCCAAGAACTCTTTGGCTTATGTGGGTATGTTTGTCGGAAGCGGCAAGAAAGGCGCAGAAGTAACGGCAATTGATAAATCTAATGCCGGTTATGATGTATTGACTATTAAGGCTGCTTTTGGTGAGAATATCGCCAAAGATGCCGTATTATTCAATGCGGTTGCAGTTGATGGTTTAAAACAAAAGCATGTAGCTAATTCGGCTCTGTTTAACCGTACAAAGGTTGAGGACGGAATTACATTGGTTTCATTGCTTCGTACAGCCGCAGAGATTGACCCTTCAAAATTGGTTATGCCGTTCTCCGAGAACGATAAAGCCAACATGAAGGGATGGTTTGAATTTAACGAGTAAGGAGGTAGGATATGTTTTTAACGATTCAAACATTATTCGATGATGCGAACATCGTTTCCGCTATCATCAGACGTGTGAACCAGACACGCAAGGACACAATCTATTGGCAACAGTATCTTACTTTCCGCAGAGTAACTACTCGTGTGTTCAAGGATTATATCGGTTCTGTAACCGGAGTTATGGCCGGCTCTATCAATTCACGTTTTGGAGAGAAACCCATCCGTGAACGTCGGAACATCGGTTCTGGATATGGTGAGATTGCCTATTTGGGTGATGCTTATCAGATGTCTATTGACCGTCTTTCCGAATTGCAGGATTTGATTGACAAGTTCAATGCAGCTAAGCCAGCCGACCAAAAGGCTGCAATGGAAGAGATTGTAAACTTCCTGGCAGACGACTACCGTCAGATTACCCTTGCCGCCCACAAGCGTATGGATATTATTGTCGGTGCGCTGTTGATGCTTGGTGAAGCCACCGTTTACAACAAGGATGCTGCAATCACTTCCGGTCAGACCAATAATAAACTGCTGGAGATTACCCTTCCGTTCAATTTTATCAAGCCGAAAAGTGGAGATGTGGTTGTGGACGGAAAGAATATGTTTATCTCTTATTTGAGAGAGAAACTTCATTCCTTGGCACCGGACTATGGCGTTTATGCCAAGATGGTTATGACTCGTGCATCTTTCAACAAGCTTATTCTTGGTTCATCTGAATTTGGTGAGCAGTACAAGATGATTCTCGGCAGCAACGAAATGAAGTTGAGTACGGGATTGGTTTCCTCTTCTTTGGCTTCCGAAGTGTTCACCGGCATCGGTCTGCCTCGCATCGAAATCAAGGAGGACTATGTGAAAGACCAGACGGGAAAAAACGTGCAGATTTACGCGGATAACCGTATTACTCTGTTACCTTCTGACAACATTGGTTATATGCGCCATCATACCCCGTATGAAGCGACAGACCCGGTACAGGGACGTACTTATACCCCGTCAGAGGGGCAGATGCTTATCTCTAACTACCGTGACAAAAACGGTCGCTACATGGAATATACGGCAGAGTGGATTCCGCAGATTTCCAATCCAGATTTGATTACCAATTTCGATTTGAGCGAAATTGCATCCATCCAATCAGCATAAGGAGGTAGGATATGAAAGTAAAGGTTATATCAGTTTTCCGCGACAAGTTCACCGGAAAGTATTATACTCCCGGTGAAGTGATTGAAGTCGGTGAGGAAGCCCGTGTGCTGGATATGGAAAGCCGCAGACTTGCTGAACGGATTGAGGCAAAAAATACCGAAGTGAAAGCCCCTGAAGAAAAGAAGGAGGTGAAAATCTCCCTCTTTGAGAAAGAAGTTTGAGAAGAAGGCTTTGGTTGACGCTTTGAAGTCTATCGGTGCGCAGGCTTCCGGCAATATGAAAGAGGAAACTCTTTTGGCTAAGGTTGCAGAACTGGATGAAGAATCAACAGCCAAACTGAAAGAAGCATTAGGTATCGAGTAAAAGGATAGGGTAGTGCTTCTACCCTTCCATTGTCTAATTTTATAAATCAGAAAAGAAATGAAGAATTTTATTTTTGCCATGTGTGGCTTTTTAATGATGTCTTTGGTTTCGTTGAGCGTGCAGGCATCAAGTGTGAAATCTCCTAAGTGTGAATACGTGAATCCATCGGTTGATGTTGGTCTGCCGGATATTCAGTTTATCACTTTGGAAACGGTTCCGGCTGATTGTGTTGTACTGACCATGACACCTCCCGTCTTCTTGGTTGCAAATAACCCGGCTATGATGTGTTCGATGAAAGAGGAAACGGCTATTCAAGGAAAACAAATTTCAGTCCCTAAATTACCGTTCCGATACGTGTTCAAGTCGAAATATTTGAACCATTATAGCTATACCGCATATAGCAAACTGATTACACCATATTAAGATGACGGTAAACGACTACATACAGCAGAAGTTCCAGACCTTCGGCATTAACTTGTCGGAGGCTGACCTTTTGGATATGTGTCTTACCTCGAAGATAAGCGGAGAGGATGAGATGAATGAGGATTGCTACGATCGTGTCTCTGTGGCGATGGCGAAGTTCATCCCCTCTCTTTTACTTCGGCCCACATCTATTGGGGAAAGTGGTTTCTCAATGTCTTGGGACATTAAAGGGATTAAGGACTACTATTCTTTCTTGTGCAAGAAGTACGGACTGAAAGACGAACTCAATACCGATAAACCCAAAGTCAAGTTCTTATGATATTCGCTCCACATAGATTAATGGTCAAGGTCGTGTCCGGTCCGTCATTTGACGAGGATATGAACCCGCTCCCCCCGAAAGAGGATTGGAAAGACTTTGGTTCCTGCCGGTGTGATGATAATGGCGTGATGAAGCAAATCTCCGTAAACGGGGTAATGTACGACTATAATTATCATGTTGTCTATGAGGGTGGGATACTAAATGCTGGTACCGAGGTGAGAATCCTGGACGGGGAAAGTGTGAGAGCTGAAGGAAAGGTCATCAAGTCCGGTAAGTCTAACTATTTCAAGTATGCGGAAATATGGCTGTAGATTTTGACTTCTCAGATGTTGATGCGGCCTTTGATGAGTTCTATGAAGAGGCCAAAGAAGCGATGATTGAGGTAGGAGAGGATGCTGTTCAGTACGCTAAGGATAATGGGGATTATCAGGATCACACCGGTACACTTCGAAAATCTAATGAATACGAGGTTGACGAAACAGGACTGACGCTGAAGAATGAGACAGAATACGCATCTTATGTGGAAGCAAAAGGATTTGAAGTATTGAGTGATGCCGCCTTGGAAGCGGAGAAACGATTAAAAGAAAAGTTTGAATGATAGTAACAGGCGACATGGAAACTATTTTGGTTCGGGACTTGAAGCCGTTTGGTATCCCTACTTACAAGAAGGACGCAATACCGGAAGGGGAAGTTACCGAAGAAAGGATAACCGTTATCCCGAAAGAACCCAAACCGGGAACTTATTGGATTAAAGGTTTCGTTGAAGTTAATTTCTGTGTACCTGATATTAATGGAATGGCAAACAAAAGTAGATTAACCGAATTAGAGCGGCAAGCGTCTGGTTTACGTTCTGTTTCCTCTTTTGACGGTTCTACCTATCGTTACAAAGTCTATTCTACCCATCAAGAAAGAGATGTACCGCTAAAGTGTCATTTTGTGAATGTGAAAATAATGTTTGAAATTTTAAATGTGAGATAATTATGGCAGAGAATAAAAAAATTGTGGTGGTAAACCTTCAGAAGCTGGAGGTTGCGCCGATCGGGGCTGGTGGTGCCGAAGGTTCTGTTTTTGAAGAAGTCCCGGTAGTTCATGAGGACACCTTCACTTATGAGGATGAAGATCCGGAGGTTAAGGATTACAAAGATGTAGCTGGAAATACCTATTATTCCTCTAAAAAGCCGGGTGCGGTTAAGATCAATGCTTCTATTGGTATGTATGATCTTGAGACTAAGGCTAAATTCCAAGGTGGTAAGTTTACGGCGGGGTCAGAGAGTAAGCCGGGCACATGGGAGCGTGCCGACCATGTAGAGAGTAAAGAGTTTACCGTCCGTGCCACAACTGAAGATGGTGTGAAAATTATTTTTCCTCGTGCCGGTGTTTCTGCTTCTGGTAAAGCGAATGAAAAGGCAATTGGCTTAGCCCTTGTTTTTACGGCGTTGAAACCAACCAAAGCCGGCGTTCCTATTGAGCGCTGGGAAGACGGGGAGGATACAACTTTGGGTGGATAAGTTAATGACGAGGGTGAGCAATCACCCTCTAATATTTAAACTATGAGTGAGGTTTCAAAAAACATATCAGAGTTACTTTCCGGTACTTATGGAAAAGCTATTGTTGTAGGGGGAACAGTATATGTAATCAAAGCTCCTTCTATCAAAGTGATAATGAGGGCTACCCAATATTTAAGTAAGGTCGATTTACCGGAAAATGGCACTGTGCGGGAATTAATGAAGGTCGCTCCTGCCAATTTGGAGAATATCGTCAAGGGACTTTCATTCTTGGTGGTTGGTGATGTCCCGAATTATCAAAAAAGAGCTGAAAGCCTCGAACGGCAGATGCTTTCAGGTTCTAAAGAAGAATTATTGCAAGCGTATTTTGTCGCTTTTGAGTTAATAACCGGACGTGATTTTTTCGTAGTCTGCCAGTTAGCGATGGAGCTGGCAAATCTGATAGTAAAACCCAAGTAGTAGGAGGCAATACCATCGTAGGAAGTATTACCTTATTCATGGAAAATTTGAACCTTTCTTACAGGGAGGTGTATGAGGATCTTCCTTATCTTCTTTTGCTCTTGATGAGTGCTGATAAACCGAGGGCTGTCTATGAGGACAAAGAGAAAACTGAAGTAAAAAAGATGTCGGGAAAGGATCTTATGAGACAAAAAAGAGGAGCATGATTCTATATTCACGACAATCTTTTCATTGTCATGTATCTATTCCCATAAAATTCTACTACTTTATTGGTCTGATGTACTTTTATCCAAAACATTGATGTATGCCTAAATTAGCGTTTCACATAGAAGCTGACTATCAAAAAGTCATTAAGTTACGGGAAGAGATAGATAAGTTAAAATCTACTATTGCCGGGATGGATAGTAATACTTCTCCGGCTACTTTCCGGGCAATGGAAGTTCAACTTGCTAAAAATACGAAAGAATTGGATTCTCTTGTCACTTCCGCAGTACGTGCAGGCAATGAAATAAACCAAGGTTTTAAAAAGAAAATATTCGATGCTTCGCAAGTTGTAAACGGATTATCAGAAAAAATTATCACTCAAAAAGCTGTTATTAAAGATGTAGAGACTGATGTAAAACGACTTGGAGAGGCCTATCGTATTGCATTGAAAAGAAATCCATTGTCCGCTAATGAGAAATTGGAAGAATACAACGCTGCACGCAAGGCCTTGGATGGAGAGAAAGCTGCTTTATTTGGATTAACGCAAGAACAGGCTAATGCACGACTATCGGTAAAAAAACTACGTGACGAGTATACTTTATATCGACAGGAGGGTATAGAGAATGTCGGTGTGACAAAGCAGATAGAACAAGCGATGTCTAATGTCGGCAAAAAATTATTGGGAGGATACTCCATTAAGGAGTTTCTGTCAAACATGGTTCGTGTTCGTGGCGAGTTTCAAGCAGTAGACACCGCTATTCAAACTTTGCTTGGAAGCAAAGAAAAGGCGGATGAACTTATGTCACAAGTCCGTGAATATGCAAAGATTTCTCCTCTTGAGTTTTCTGATGTAACCCAAGCTACGCAGATGATGTTAGGCTTTAATATCGAGGTCGAGAAAGTACCACGTTATTTACAGGCTATTGGCGATGTCTCTATGGGAGATACCCAAAGGTTTAACTCGCTTACGTTGGCTTTCTCTCAAATGTCGGCAGCAGGAAAGTTGATGGGGCAAGATCTTAATCAGATGATTAATGCCGGATTCAATCCGTTGCAAATCATGGCAGATAAGACCGGAAAATCTATTGCTGCGCTCAAAGATGAGATGTCTAAGGGGGCTATTTCCGCAGAAATGGTACAACAGGCGTTTATAGATGCTACTTCGGCAAGTGGTAAATTTTATAATATGTCCGAGAACGCTTCAAAAACTATCAACGGTCAGCTATCCATGATGCAAGATGCGATGGATTCAGTATTCAATGAATTGGGGCAGAAATCGGAGGGTGTCATAATTAAGGGTATCCAAACAACCACTTCGTTGATAGAAAACTATGAAACGATAGGTAAGGTATTGGCTGGGTTGGCTGCTACTTATGGAGTTTATCGGACTGCTTTGATAGCCAGTATTACATTAACTCGTAGTTGGGCTGTTGCCGCAAGGGTAGATGCGGCCGCAAAAGGAATCCAAACAATTATGACAAAAGCGCAGACTGTCGCTCAATTGGCTTTAAATGCGGCAATGAAAGCTAATCCTTATGTTTTACTTGCCACCATCGTAGCCAGTTTTACCGCTACTATGTGGGTTCTTCATGATAGTACAACCGCTGTCGAGAAAGCCCAAAAGCAACTTAATAAAGAACAAGAAGAAGCCGCGCACAGGAAACAGGAACTTACCTCTAAAACAGACAGTCTGATTTCAAAAATAAATAGTGAGACTGAATCTGTTTATTCGCAGGTTAAGGCATACAAAGAGCTGATAAAACTGTTTCCCGAACTTGGAAATGTGAGTCTCGAAGAGTTTAAGAATTTGCCTCAGGATCAGCAAAATAAGATGTTATCATCTGTCAATGAGAAGAGAGAAATAGACAATGCGGTTAAGGCTTATGAGGCTGATCTGAAAAGAATAGAGGACCTTAAAAAGAAAATACAAGAGACAGAATCTTCTCCGTACAATAAATCTGGTAATTCATGGATTCATGATGTAGAACGACTTAATAAGCAACTTGATACTGCTAATAATCTTGCAAAACTCCATAAGGAAGAAATAGATAAAATAAAAGAAGCCCAATGGGAGGCTAACACTCCTGTTGAAGAGAAGGTTAAGCATTATGAGGATGTGAAAAGAAAACTTATCGAGGAAAGGGATGAACTTGATAAAACTTTGACGGAATCAGAGGATATAGCTTCTGTGTGGGTGGGTGTTCCTGATATCATTAGTAGTATCAGGCTTGATGCTTTGAATAAGCAGATAGATGAGACAACAGGAAAGATCAATTCATTAACGAGGAATAGTATCTCTGTTGTACAGAATAAATCCTATTGGGAGAAGCAGAAACAGGATGCAGAAGCTGCTCGTAATGCCTTGGATGTATCAAAAAAGAACTCTGAAGATTGGAGCAAGTATACAAAACAGATACAAGAGGCGCAAACGCAAATAGACAAATATTCTGATTCGACCAAGCGCGAAAAACAAGAAAAGAAAGAGGCGGATAAGCAACTCAAACAGCAAAAAACGATTCATAACGAACTTTTATCCTTCCGCCGTCAAAATCAACAGTCCGAAATCGACTTGATGAAAGAAGGATCCGACAAGAAGATTGCCCAAATTTATCTTGACTATGACAATGAGATTGCAGCCATACTCGCCAAAGAGAAAGAGTGGAAAGACGCGCAAGGCGGCAAACTGAGCAAAGAACAGACGGTCGAGATTCATACCGCTTTGGTCAATTCATACGTTAAACGAGAGCAATCGACCTCCAATGTGAATAAGGAACAACTGGAGGAAGAGAAACGCGCCATGAACGAATACCTGAAAGAATATGGTTCATATTTGGAAAAGCGCCAGGCTATCACGGAGCTTTATAATGAGAAGATAGCAAAGGCCACAACGGAAGGTGAACGGCTTTCCCTTGCAGAAGGTATGAAGAAAGAGCTGGCGGACGTGGATAATGAAGCCCAAAAGAGTACCTCCATTATCACCCGGCTGTTTGATGATATGAGTAAAAAGAATATCACCTCTATTCGTGCCATTGCGGATGAAGCAGAAAAATTCTTGTCTTTTCTTGAAAGAGGGGAATATTCATCTGATAATTCATTCGGTATTACCAAAGAACAGTTTGATGTGCTTCGCAAGTCACCGGATCAGTTGAAGGCCATCAAGGATGAAATAGCCAATGTCCGCCGTGAAGCCGACCAAATGGAAACCTCTTTTAATAAAGTTTCAAATGGCCTAAAAAAAGTATTTGCCTCAGAAAATGATGCCAAGAAGTTAAAAGAGGGTTTGGCAGAAATAGAAGAGGGCATGAGTGAAATTATGCAGACCGGACAGTTCCTCTCTGACACGTTTTCGAAGCTCGGAGATTCGTTTGGTGGTGTATTCGGTGGGATAGCTGAAGGTTTCAGTGTGGCTATGGACACTGTAAGTTCTGCAATGAACGGTGCGAAAGCCGGTTCCATGTTCGGTCCACTCGGTGCGTCTGCCGGTGCTGCCATTGGTGTCGTTACATCTTTGGCCGGTGCCATCGCCAAAATCCATGACAAGAAGAACGAGAAACGTATCCAGCGGTTGCAGGATCAAATTGATACATTGGATAAATCTTACGGTAAGTTGGAAAAGTCAATCGAGAAGGCCTATTCAAAGGATGCTTCCAAAATGATTGAGCAGAACAACAAGCTGCTGGAGCAACAGAAGATCCTTATCCAGCAACAGATCAGAGAGGAACAGGACAAGAAAAAAACTGATGACAGCCGTATCAAGGAGTGGCAGGAACAAATCGAGGAAATCAACGACGTCATAGCGGACAACAAGGAGAAGGCCGTGGACGCTATCTTCGGGGAAGACTTGAAATCCGCCATTGACAACTTCGCTAACGCACAAGCCGAAGCATGGGCTTCCGGTGAAGACCGGGCAGAATCGGCGAAAGATACCGTCAAGAAGATGATGCGGCAGATGGTCACAGAATCCATCAAGGCAGCAACGGAATCTTCCGGTGCGATGAAGAAGATTCGTGACAAACTGAAGGAGTTCTATGCCGACAATGTCCTTTCCGGCTGGGAACAGGATTATATCTATAACATGGCGGAAGAACTGCAAAAGGAGATTGACAGGCAGTTCGGTTGGGCTGATAGCCTAATGAAAGATAAGGTGGAAGAGCCGGAGAAAGAAGAAGATATATCCGAAAATACCCTGAAAGGCGCATATGCCAAAGCCTCTCAAGAAAGCATAAACTTGTTGGCCGGTCAGACCGGGGCCGTCCGTGCCCTGTTGGAAGACATCCGCGGCAGTATGCAACCGATCCGGGAACAAATGAAGCTGATCTATGATATGCAATCCAGAGGTTGGGAAGATGTGAAGGCCATCCGCGAACTATCAGATAAAGTGGAAAAGAATACCGATCGGATCGCCGAGAATACGAGAGAGATCAAAGAGGTTGCCGGTAAGATATCGGAAAACACTAGAGGCACGGTTGATGCCCTGGAAGGTACTATTAACGTAAAAGTAAAAATGTAACATGATGGACAAAGAGTTTTTTGAGATCGCAAACCGGTTAGGTGCCTGTAGGTTGTTGCATGGCACGGAAAATAAAGAAGAGCTTATGCGCCTTCTGCTGACGCCGCAGGGTACGGAGTTCTGCACGAAGAATAATTTCCCGTCTATGGAACAATTACGGGAGTTCCGGGGCAAGAAGGCCGAAAGCATGGGAATCTATATCGAAACGGACGTGAAACTGACGAATCCGGTGAAGGTATTCCTGGCCGGTTCCAAGGCAATCCTTCATTTTGATACGATCGGCCGCTACAACGTGATCCTGATGCACGGGGCGGAAGCCGAGATCCATGCGAGTAACTATGCCGTGGTGTTCGTAAAGAACGCTGGCGGTAAGGTAATAACTCATAAAGACCATACAGCACGTGTATTATGACAATAGACGGAAAAGACGTATATACTGAATGGGGATGTAAATTATTGGAAGGTTCTTTTGATGATCTTCTGAAATACCCCAAACGTAAGGCAGTCAAATATAACAACTGGGCGGAAGCCGACGGGATCGATCCCGATCTGTCGGTTGTGGAGTTCGAACCTAAGACCGTCAAGTTGAAATTCCTCATGAAGGCAGAAACGCTTGAGCAGTTCTGGTCTGGGTATAGAAAGTTTGTTGCTGATCTGTCCGCACCGGGCTATCGGGAATTCAATCTTATTGCCGGTATGACCAACCGCTTACGCTTCAATGCCGGCTCTTCTCACGAACAGCCTGTGCCATTTAATGCAGGGGAGAACGTATCTGTGTTTGAACTTTCTTTTGTCGAGGACAATCATGCCATTTATCCGGCAACTCCGGCCGGCGGTATCGGGCTTCGCGGGCAGTATGCGATTAATGGGATAGACTTTGCAGACTTCGGTATAGGATCGGACGATAACCAGGAGGACATCTTGAAATATCCTGCGGTTAAGGCGCCGTTCACCGATGGCCGTACGGTAGACCTTTCGACAATCAAAACCCAGCATAGGGAAATAAAACTGTCCCTTTGGATGTTGGCCGGCAGTGTGGAAGAGTTTCTGAATAACTATCGGGCATTCTTTAGCCAGATATCCGGTGTAGGAAATCAGGAATTATATATTAAGACGTTGGATGGTATCATTCAGGTGTACTATACTGATTGCCCGTCCTTTTCTGTGGAAGTCTGGCAGGAGAACCGGATAGGAGCAAGATTCACTATTTCTGTTGTTGTTCCCGTAGTGAGTTGGATAGATGCTGGCGGTGATGTTCGTTACCGTGTGCTGAAGGATCCGGATTTGGGGTTATTGGCAGACGAGCAAGGTAGAATAATAGTTTTCAATTGATATGGCAGAAGAATTTGAAATAATCAGGGCTAATTTGCTTCCGGCAGCCGGAACAATAACCGATAATGATATGATCCTGATCATTCAGGGTGGGAGACCTAAGCGTGCTTTGCCCTCTGCAATGAAAGGTAAACAGGGCGATCCCGGTCTTAGTGCGTTTTTAGGGATAAACGATAAATACATCCTTTGGAAACAAGGAGCTAATGGTGCTTGGCAGAATCTGTTGGAAATTGAGAAAATTCGTGGGCCGAAAGGAGAGAAGCCGGTTTTTCGAAAGTTGAACGGTACGCTTCAAATGAAATACGAAGGTGAGCCGGATAGTGCATACGTGGATATTTTCGACCGTGAAGAATTGAAAATGAAGTTTTCCGATCTGACACCAGCAGAAGTGGATCAATTGAAACTGCATTTTTCTGATCTGACAGAGACTGATAAGGCCGAACTTATGAAGCCGGCAACGGATGCGGCAAAAGAGGTTCGTGAACAGATGTCCCAAATTAAGGAGGAAGCTAATACTGCTATATCGAATGTAAACACCGCAAAAGTGAGCGCAGAGGCGGCAACCAAGGCTGCAAATGATGCCGCAGCTTTAGCAAATGCCGCAGCTGGTCAAGCAACTCAATCTGCCGGAGATGCTGATGCAGCGACCAAATTGGCTGTTGCTGCCGCTGCATTGGCGGAGGAAAAAGCCGGTATAGCCAATACCGCAGCCGAGAATGCCGATACCGCAGCAGCTTCAGCCAATATGGCAAAGGAAGAAGCAGATAAAGCAACTGTTGAAGCCAATATAGCCGCAGGAAAGGCCAATGATGCCGCAGGAAAAGCTGACACGGCAACATTAAATGCCAATACCGCAACAGATAAAGCGAATGAAGCAGCATCCTCGGCTACAACTGCCGCCGAAAATGCTAATGCGGCTGTAGAGCGTGCGGATGATACCATAGCTTCTGCCGAGACTGCTACAAAATCGGCGACGGATGCAGCTTTGGCCGCAAACACGGCAAAAGAAAATGCAGACAAGGCGGCAAATACAGCCAATGTTGCCGCTACTCTGGCCAATGAAAAGGCAGGACTGGCGGATACGGCTGCTTTGGCTGCTAATACAGCAAAGGAAGATGCCATAGTCGCAACCGGCAAGGCCAACACAGCCGCCGACCGCGCCAATCGTGCAGCCGAAGCCGCCGAAGGAGTCATCAGTGGACTGCAACCCGACTGGAACGTTACCGATCCTGTCAATAAGAACTACATCAAGAACAAACCGGAGATCCCGACGTTGGAGGCTATCCCGGACGAAAATACATTGAGCTATGTCAATACCGACGGTACAACCATCAACTTTCGTATCGGCGATGAAGTGCGTGTAGCGGAAGATGGCGAATATGTATTCTACCGGCTTTATGATCTTGCCGGGGGAAAAGCCTCGTGGCAGGAATCCGGCAGCGGTACAGCCTTGCCCGGTAATGTTTATCTGACAGGAGCCAATTATTACAATGAATCAGTACGAACGATAAAACAAGGATATTTGAGCAATGAGTAAGAAAGGTGCATTTATTTATCAACAGATCGAACAGACGACCGCCGAATGGGCCGATAACGTAACCGTCTATCCTGCATCAGTCTGGTTATTTGAACGTTTGGAAAACGGTAAATTCAACATGAAGCTGGCTGATGGCGTTCATACGTTTGCCCAGCTGCCGGCCGTCATGCAGGAGGTGAAGGTCACGGTTAAAACGAATGATGCCACGACCTATATCCTGACGATCACGACGGCTGAAGGTAAGTTCGACACCCCGAACCTTCGGGGAAACGATGCCCCGGTTCCTTCGATCGATCCGGAAACCAAGCATTGGAAAATAGGCGAAGAAGATACGGGGGTGGTAGCCGAAGGACAGGACGGGGAAAGCTACGACGACACGGAAATCAGGAACGCGCTGACAGCCTTGCAGCAGCAAGTCAACACGCTCGTTTCGGGTGACGCATCGAGTGCCATCGAGTCATTTAACGAGATCATCGCTTTCCTTGCCAACGTAGAGGACACACAGACGTTGCAAGGGATCATCGCCGGGCTGAACCAGAGCATCACAAACGTCCAGCAGGCGATTCCGACAAGGCTATCCCAGTTACAGAATGACGACCATACGGTCAAGGACGCTGCTTATGTCCATACCGACAATAATTACAGCAATGAAGAGAAAACGAAGGTATCGGACTCTTTGAGGTTGAAAGAGTATGTCGATGTCGAGTCTCTGGCGGCTCTTCCTTCATCACCGTATAACTTGCGTTTTACCTATTCGAGTACATCTGTGCAGGCGATCAACTTTGCGAATATAGGAAGCGTTCCTGAGATGCAGGAGTTTTATCTGTCCATTAAGAACAACACCGGATCAACGATTAACCAACCGATCCCAAACGGTTCGGGCTGGCAATCGGAGGAAACAAGCGTTGAACTGCCAGCTGGTAAAGCCACAGGGGTATCGCTGAAAAAAGAACATGGGATAATTGTCGTGAGAGTATAATGAAAGGAGGTGAGAGATGAAGAGAAGGGTGATGATGGGAAAGAGAGAATTGGTAGAAGTTGTGGAAGAGTTAAAATCATCCGGTACATGGATGGTGCCAGCTGGTTGTAAATTTGTTGATGTATTCATTGTTGGTGGCGGTGGCTCTGGTGCATCGTCAGGCCCTGAAAGAGGTGGTGGAGGGGGCGGATCGGGGTATGTTAAAACATATCTTGATGTGCCTGTTACTCCAGAAAGTGTTGTTAGCTATTCAATAGGGAAAGGGGGAGATCGTGTAGTTTCGATGTCTGCTTACGATGATCAGAAGAATGGTCTTCCAGGGTCAGAGTCCTGGTTTAAATCTAATTCAATAAAAGCTCTTGGCGGAAATGGAGGTCGATATTCCGGAATAGGGGGCGATGGGGGATCAGGTGGTGGTAGTGGAAGACCTGCAGAAAAGACGGCAGGATATATTGGTGGAAGTGATGGTTCTAATGGAGCAGGTGATATGCCTGGAATCGGTCAAGGGAGTACTACCAGATGCCCGTTCAATAATAAATTGTACGCCGGAGGTGGTGGAGGTGGTGGAGAATATAGTTCCGGATCAGCACCAGGTGGCGGTGGTATCGGTTATGTCGGAGATATTTCGAGAAGACCTACTAATGGAGAACCCAATACGGGCTCAGGAGGAGGTTCTTTTTATATAAGTGGTTCCAATGTCTCAGGAGGATGCTATTCTGGCGCAGGCGGTTCCGGTATCATAATACTTCGTTACATGAAATATAAATAAGACAATATGCTGTATATTCAAAAAAACATTCAGTTTTTGGAATTGGAACAAGAATTGCCTGATTCCTATCTTGTTGGCGACAATATCGAAAATTACGAAGATGGCGCTTATCTCCTGCTTAGTGAAGAGCAGGAACAGTATCATAACGACTATCCGGAGGCATCACCGCTCGAGTGTTGGTATATGGCACTGACACCGGAACCACAGCCGACACCGGAAGAACTGCTCTGGCGTGCCCGTGATGCCAAACGGCAGGAAATCTACGACAAAGACATCCATCATTACTACATCGACGAACAGGATGCCTATGCCGGTGATACGCTTCGTCTGAAAGACAAGTGTGGCCGGCAGGAAGAAGTCGAAGTAGGCGGTCATCTGTACGCCTCGAATATCTTAACGGTTGCTCTTGACGAAATAGCGGACTATTCGGAGC